TTACGTTACTTGCCCCAAAATTACGGAAATAAACAACTTTATTAGCAATCAATTGGACAAATCCATCACGCATACGGCGAACTCGCATAGTGGTTGCAGGAATATGTCCTACATATCCAATCTGACCAGTAGTTGTTCTACCAATTTCAATATAGCCATTTCCAGTTGCATGAACATCTGTAAAAGCTTTTTCCATTACAGAAGTAAATGACTCTTCTTGATTTAATCCCTCAATCCAAGAACGAAGTTCAATTTTTGCACGTTCAATACGTTTACGAGCACGATCCAATTGATCGGCAGTTGCTGACTCTAATTTAGCTGTTGCTTTATCTGATACAACAAAATCATAACCTAATCCAACAGTGTTTTCTACTTTTGCATCGATAGCTGCGTGATTAGCAAATGAGGTATCGTAGTAATTAGCAAGTTCATAAATATTATATGGTGGAGTAATTACATCAAATAGACTATATGCATTTCTAAAAATAATTCCAGGATTAAGTGCTTTTGATTTTCCACCAGTTGCACCAGTTGGTGTTGCTAATGCAGAATCTAAATAATTTTCGTCTCCCAATGCTTTTGACATACGAGCAGAACGTCTTTTAAAGTTTTGACTTAAACCAACAACATCATTTTTTAATTGATCCCAAGTTTTATTAAATGGATCCATTTCTTTAAAATAGTTTGATTCTTCTGGAGTTTCGTCAATTCTAGCAGGAACAATCGGAATTACATACTCTCCATTTTCATTAATCATCATATGTTCCGAACTCCTTTATAGTTTTTTTAGCTGCAATAATTGCACCAAGGTCATTTTCATTTGGAATAAAGCCTTGTTTCATTCTATCTACTTGAACAGAATACTCTTCTTCTGTGATTCTTGCAGTTCCAGGAAAAAATACAGCCTTACCTTCTGGTTGACCATAATATGCTGCTGCTTGAATAAGTTGCTTAATTTTTGTTTGATCATCACGCATTGATGGAATGTTTAAAACACTATTATATCCATCTGTGAAAAACTTTCCAGAAGGTAGTTGCCAAACATAAACTCCAGCATTAGTATATCCTTCATCAATTATAGTTACTTTTGTTTTACCAATTTGACCAGGAAAGTCTTTTTTATCTTCATTCATAACCACTAGTATACCATATTATGTTGGTAGATATATTTTTGATGTAGGAACAATACCAAGATATGAAACATATTCATATTTTTGTAATTTTAATGGATGAACATTTGAGTCTGCAACAATAATATTTGTACCAATAAATATTTTATAAATTAAGTCTGGAGTAGCACCAAGATTTATACTTGTGTCTTGTAGAAAAACTTTTGACCAAGTATAAGGACTAACATAAAAACTCCATAATTGATTTTTTGTTGTTGTCCAAGAATTAAATTGTTGTGATTGAACAGAAGTCGATTGATAAAAAGTTATATTGTCTATAGAAAAAAATGAATTCATGGAGCTTGTATTAACAATATCAAATGAATAGTTTGAACTACCACTAAAATCTAATGGAGTATTGAAAGATATTGCTATCATATTCCATTGTTTTATTGAAATCACAGGATTAGCACATAGGTTTCCAGAAATATAATATTGAAGATCCACAAAGTCTGTAGTTTCCTCTGTTCCATTTACTACTTTTCTAGCATAAATATACCCTTTGTCTGCCGAAGTCGAAGAGTTTGAAAAATTTACTGATTTTAAATAAAAATTTATTATGGTATTTGAACTAGCATTTATTTGCATAATTTTTGTAACAAATCCATTTGAATAACTACTAAAGTTTGGACTGTCATATTTTAAAGCAAACTGTATTGAATTTATGGTATATGGAGAAACACCATTTTTATTAATAGGAATAGATATTTTTCTACCAGTTTCTGAACCGATTAATTTAATACCACTTTTTCCATCCATATATAAATAAGGCATAGATAATTTTGAAATTCTATAAGGACTATTTATTGTGCCAACATCTTTGTATGGACTTAAGTCTATGCCATACTTTGTTTTTATTATATTTTTATCTGATGATTGAGAAGCTAGTTGCATAGACCTAATGCTAATTGGATTATTAAATATTCCAGAAGAACGTATTTCTTTATAAATTGTAAGCAGTAAAGTTGTTGGATCAGAAATTGTAGATGGTGCGTAAATAGCAGATCCGTCAATAATTTCATATTTATTTGTGGTGTATTCACTGCCTGGAGTAATAGATGTTGTTGCTGGTATTGATTGACTTGTCAGACTATACCCCATAGTGTTTGAAGAGGTGGCATTTTGAAACATTGCATATGTTCTAATCAAAGAATTTGTAGTACTATACGTTCCATTTGATTGTGGCAATGGTTCTGGATACCCAATATTAAATTGTGCAAAACCAAAAGTATTTCCAGATGCCAGTGCAGAAACTGGAATAGAGTCTTGCCAATATGTATCTGTTGCAATATCTAAACTAAATATTCCCAAATTTTTTTGAGGTAATAAAGTATAAGTTGCATACCTAGATGTTAGTGGCATACTTGATGCAGAAGTCCACCACAAAGTTCCTTTATCAGATGTGTTTCCAGAAACAAAATATTGACTTAAGGCATAGGTATCTCTAATATAAGATAAACTATTTTTAGAAGAAAAACTAACTGATTTAATATTTCCAGTAAATGTTTTAGAGAAACTGTTGTCTCCACCCACAAACACTCTTATTTGAGAACTTGATCCAAATAAAGAAACAAGTTGGTTGTTTATAGATACTAAATCCAAAATATTTATTCCAACAGCAAAATCAATATTTTTAGAAACAGTTTTAGAAAGTATTGTTGTTTCTGTTGCAGAAGTTCCACCAACTTTATATTTATAATTTACTGTTGTTTCAGATCTAGAAATTATAAAATAATCTAAACTATTTGCATCTTGAAGTTTAATTAATACCTGTTCATTTGAAGTAACGTCTGCATTTGGAATATTAAATACTGCATAAGATGCTTGTGTCTGATCATTCAACATATTTAAATTATTAAAATTTAAATAACTTTCTACTGCAGAATAGCTAGAGTTTGGTTTTAAATTTATAAAATTACCATTGCTTGCATTGTCGGCAACTAAATCTAAAGTTGTTGATGTGCTTTCAATATTTGGCAAGGTGTAGTTTGGAAAAGATAACGTATCATTATCAAACCTTAGTCCGTCAGATATGCCGTGATTCCACTTTCCATTTTGTGGATAATTATAGTTATTTGTATGATTAGAAAAAGCATAATCAAATACTACGGCTTGACCGTCATATGCATTTATTAAATTTTGTGGATAAGAAACGGCTTGACCATAAATAAATCTTCTTTTTGCAATGTCTAAAGAACTTTGATATGCATAAATAGCAACTCCATCAATTTCAAAAATTGCTACGTCAGTAGAAGAAAAAAATCCTAGCCAGTCATTTAATCCAGAATTATATGTTGTCATGGTAGTTGATGATGAACTAAATAATATTTTTATTACTTGCTCTCCATTTATTACTAAGATTGCCATACCATCCAGCATCTGCAGCTGAATATGCATTGGTCTTGCCCATTCATCTATAAAATGTGCTGCAGTGTTATTTCCAATTTTTAATCTAATAAATGATCCGTCAATATACAATCCATCTGGATAGGTATTTGCATCAGATATTGGAAAGATTGGTCCAAAAATTCTAAGTGATGAAGTAAGTTGATGATCAATTCTTAACCAAAACTCAAAGGTATATGTTTTATATTTTCCATCTTCATTCATCATTCCAAATCCAGGGAAAATTATTGATGGATATCCTGTGGTTGCATTTGGTGATATTTTTATTGAATGACTTGATCCATATACCATTGAAAATGATGAATCTTTTGCATAAAGCTCTTTTGTTGTGTTGTTTGCCAAATAGTATCCACTACCATAACTTTTTGAATAAGCAGGAGCAATAATCCCATATTGTGTTGTTGAAAAATTTGTTAATGAACTTAATGAAACAATATTAGATGAATCAAGTCCTAATGAAATTGAATTTGAATTTTCTGAATCATATCCTGCAGAAATTCCATTAATATAAATGTTTATTGCAGATGTTGTTGTATAGTTAAAATTAATATACATTTTTACAGATCCAGCAGATGTTATATCTAATGTTCTTGAAACATAAATCCATTTATTTGTTGATGTAATTTTTGTAGTAATAAAGTTTGTTGCAGATGTTCCAATATCAATAGTGAATGATGTTCCAATATTATCTACATAAACATAAAAACCATATGTTATTGTTTTTGTGGTAGAAAAAGTTGTTGGATTTACGTTAAATACTGATATAAAAGATGTGTTTCCAGATGATGCTGGAGTAAGTATTGCATTTGATTTACTATTTGGAAAGGGTTGTGAAGAAAAAACTGTTCCAGCAGAAGGAAAAGTACCAACTGTCGCAGAACCAGTTTTAGTCCAATAAGTTGAACTTGACATATTTTTTTGAGTTTCAGAGATTAAAGAAACATAGTCAACATTATCATCCAATGACCAGTGTGCTGTTGGATGTTCTGCAAATATTTTTTCTGAATATACGTTTACCATTATGTTTAATTTTACCATACTCAAACAAAAATACCCTGCCAAATTAATGACAGGGTATTAGTTTTGATTGTTATTCTGGCTTATCTAGAATTTTGATCTCACAGTAGTCTGTGGTGCAATAAGCCTCGCCCATTGCTTCTAGATTATCTACACCATCATAAATAGCAGAGAAATCAATCTTTGCAATACGACCGATGTAATAGTCATAGTCCAACTCTGAAATTTCTGTATATGGTTGCTGTGGATAAGTCTGATTACCCATTGGCAAGAATGATACAGCCTTTAGCTGACCTTCATACATATTAAGAACAGATGCAACGTGCTGTTTTTCGGTTTCCTTATCAAATGATAGTGTTACCGATACGCCATTGTCTGACCAATACTTTTGAGCAGTAGCTGCAAGAGCCATCTTTTCAAATAGTGTTACATTCTTTTCTGCTCGCTTCTGTCCAGATGCTACAGGGAAATAAACTACTGAAGTATTTGCTGACACTAGATCATCTTCAACTTTATACCCTGCTGCCTTAAACAAGTGAAGCATTGGGTCAGTATTACCAAAACGAATGGCACGAAGATAGAATTTTCCACCTGGACCCCAGTGAACACCAGGAGTCGCACCAGAAAGAATTGATACAGAACCAGAAGGTTTAACAGTAGTTACACGAATTGATTCACGAACACACAACCATTCAGAATATTTTTTATCATACCCTCGAATTT